ACAAATTTTATCACAACTTAATAGGCGTATTATTTTTGTTCCTGACAGAGATAAAACAGGTTTAGAAATATGTGACAGGGCATTAGAGTTAGGATATAGTGTTAGTATTCCAAATTGGGAAGATGATATAAAAGATGTAAATGACGCAGTAGTCAAGTATGGCAAGTTGCCAACATTAATCAGCATACTGAATAGTGCTACAACTAGCAAAATCAAAATAGGACTACAGAGGAAGAAAATTGAAAAAAGATTACGAAGCTAAAAAACAAATAGAATACACAGTAGATGTTCAAAGAATATTTTTGAGCATGATGGTAACCAACGCAGAACTCTACACAAGGGTTATGAACATTCTCAACAGCGAGAACTTTGACAAATCTCTAAGACCAGTTGCAGAACTGTTCAGGAATCATACAGTCAAATATGGTGTGTTGCCTGATCCAACTCAAATTAAAGCTATCACTGGGCAAACCATCGATGCAATTCCAGAACTTAATGAAGGACATTACGAATGGTTTCTAGATGAGTTTGAATCGTTTACTAAGAGACAAGAGTTAGAACGAGCAATTCTCAAGGCTGCTGATTTGCTTGAGAAAGGTGACTTTAGTCCTGTTGAAAAAATGATTAAAGACGCTGTACAGATAAGCTTGCAAAAAGATATGGGTACAGATTATTTTGCAGATCCTGCAGGTCGTATTAATAAATATTTTAATAGTGGTGGTCAAGTTAGCACAGGCTGGCCGCAAATGGATCGTATCTTGTATGGTGGGTTTAGTCGAGGGGAACTCAACATCTTTGCGGGTGGCTCAGGATCAGGTAAATCACTTGTGATGATGAACATTGCACTGAACTGGTTGCAACAGGGAATGAGTGGGGTTTATATAACACTTGAACTCTCCGAAGAATTAACAAGTTTGCGTACAGATGCTATGTTAACAAGCATGGGCACAAAAGCGATTCGTAAAGACATTGATACAACTGATCTTAAAGTTAAGATGGTTGGGAAAAAGTCTGGTAAGTATCGTGTCAAAGGTCTGCCTGCACAAAGCAATGTAAATGATATCAGAGCATATTTGAAAGAAGTACAGATACAAACAGGTATCAAAGTTGACTTTGTTATGGTCGACTATTTGGATCTTGTTATGCCCGTCAGTGTTAAGGTTAATCCTAACGATCAGTTTATTAAAGACAAATATGTTGCAGAAGAATTGCGTAATCTTGCAAAAGAGATGGGAATCTTAATGGTAACAGCGTCACAGTTGAATCGTAGTGCGGTTGACGAAATTGAGTTTGATCATAGTCACATTGCAGGTGGTATCAGTAAGATTAATACAGCAGACAACGTGTTTGGTATTTTTACAAGTCGCAGTATGCGTGAGCGTGGCAAGTATCAGATTCAATGTATGAAAAGTCGTAGTTCAACCGGTGTTGGTCAAAAGATTGACTTAGATTACGATATTGAAACCATGCGAATCAGCGACAGTGACCCGGAAAATGAGAACAGTTACACACCCAAGCCCAGTCCAAATCAGATAATGAATCAGTTGAAGCCACAGTCTACTCTGGCATCTTCTGAACCAATCATAAATCAAGCGACAGGAGAGATTCTAGAACCAGAAAATAAGCGTATTATTGCAGATGTACAGGGTAATAAACTGAAATCACTGCTTAATTCATTAAAGAAATAATTATTGCTGTTAGAATAAATACTATTAGGATAATTATATGCAAAAACAAACTCGCAGCCTGTTAAGGGAATTAGAGGCTATCGGCAATAACCGTGATACTACTCATATCATAGAAAGCCGTGGTCACAATATTATCACTAGTGCGATTAATCTATTAGAAATGATTAATCGCCACTATACCCCTGAGCAAGCGGCAATATTAGAGAGAAAGTTGCTACACGCTATCAAAAGCAAAGATCAAACTAAATTTGCTAAATCTTTAAGGAAAAACCGTGAAACTGAATGAATTTAAACAACAAATGAAGAATCGTAATCTAACTGAATCGCAACTCGCAGAGTTAGACATGAGTGATGTTATAGGTAATTACGGAGCAGCCGGCGTAAAAACGATAGCTGATAAAGTCAACCCTTTTAGCAAAAGTTCTGGAAAGATCAGTGTTAAAGATAAAATGGCTAGTGAAATGTTCGTAAAAGACTTCATAGGTCGTGCAAGTGAAGATTTAGCTAGGGGAATAAAAGCTGGTTTAGTCAATCCAAAACCAGCAACAGCTCCTGAACCAGAAAAAGCTGATCCTTATAAGCCGGATGGTAAGACAACAACTACAACACCCGCTGGACCTGACGATAGAATTGAACCTACAATGGACCCGGCAAAAGCAACAGCACCTGCAGCTCCAACAGCTCCGGGCGGAACAGCACCTGGTCCTGCGTCATTAGCGGCAGCAGGCGCAAATGCTCAAAAACAGACTAATCAAAACTTAAATGCTTATGTGCAAAATGCAGCCAAGACTTTAAATTCTGCAACAAGTCCACAGCAAAAGATGTCTCTCACTAAAGAATTAGTGAATTTTATGGCTGATAGAAAAGATTACCCCGAGTGGAATAATGCAGTTGCAACAGTACAGCAAGTTATCAAGCGTGGAGGGCTAGACCCCAATTTTGCCAATTCCGCAATGAATCGAATTAAAGCTGGTCAAACTATGGCAGAAGCTTGGCAAATTTATGCAATCAACAAACTACTTGAGGCAGTAGAAATAACATGGGAACAATTAGGACTTACTGCACTAAACGAAAGTAAAAATTCTTGGAAAGTAGTTGACACCAAATATTATAAATTGAATAACATATTTGAAAGCATTGTAGAAGCAGACAATCAATATCCTGATACAATTAGTTCGTACTTGCAAAAAATGTTTAAAAAGTATACAAAAGGTGTGGGAGTAGATCCTGCTGTAATTAATAAAGTTAAACAAATCGCTGACCAAGCAGAACAAAATTATAATAGTATGAATCCAATGAAACGCGGCGCAAGACAAGAGCTAGCGCAACTAGGCAACATGGCATATTCATTATCATATAGAGATAGCGAAGGTTATAAGCACGATAAATTTAGTGCCGCCGATGCACAGTCTGCCCCGCAAACTGGTTCTGGTGAAACTTCTGGTTTAGATGCACTAAGAGGTAGAACAAGCACAGATGCAGGTGCGGCCGCACCTGCAACGGCTAGTGCAGAAGAAATAGCACCTGCTACTACTCAAATGATTAATCTTATCAATAAGATGACAACGGCAGAATCAGGTGATGACCTTACCAAGATTGTAAAACTATCATTGCAGAAGTTATATAAAGCAGATAAAGTAGCATATAGTGCATTAATGAAGGAGCTTAGAGGAAATACCAATGCTCCCAAAGCAGAAAAGCCAGCTACTACCTTCACTCCTCCCGCAAGGCCTGCACCAGCGGCAGCGCCAGCGTCTACACCCGCAGTAACCGCTGAGAGTAAAATAAAAACATATAAGAAGTGGGGTCAGCCGTGAATTTATCTGAATCATTAAGACTGCTGAAAGATAAAATCGATCAATTAGAATTGATTGAAGACAAGGGGCACTTAGACCATCCAGAAGATTTGATATTTTTAGGCGGTAGTCAAGGTGCATCACGAGCACTTCAGGCCATTGCTGCTACTGCTAAGAACCCAAAAACAGTTACTATAAAATGGGATGGATATCCAGCGTTAATTTTTGGTCGTAACAGTTCAGGTGAGTTTAGTATTATGGACAAGCACATGTTCAATAAGAAAGATGGCACCGGTCGACAAGTGTTTAGTCCTGAACAATTTGTTCAATATGATAAAGCCCGGGGTGTAATGCGTGATAGTTTATGGCCTATTATTGCTAAACTATGGCCGGGTCTATCAAAATCTAGTCAAGGCGCAAAAGGTTACTATTGGGGTGATTTATTATTCGCAGAACCGTTAAAGAACCAAAACGGCGAGTACGTCTTCAAAGCTAATCCAAATGGCATCACTTACAAAGTTGATGTGAACAGTGAGCTAGGTAAGTTAATGGGAGGTGAGCAGGCTGGTATTGCAGTGCATCAATATATACCACCGGACGCAGTAACAACTGACCAAGCCATGACTCTGGACGGCAACATAGGACAACTACAAAATAATAGCAATGTTGCTATCGTACCTAGTAAAATGCCCAACACCCCTAAAATTAAATTAAATGCTGGATTAATGAAGAATGCACAAAATGCAGTTGCTAAGTATGGTCCTATAGTTGATGACATGATGAACAATGCACCGCAAGCAAGAAACACATTTAACCAGTTGTTCACCGTCTATATCAACAAAAAGATCGTGGCCGGCGACCTAAACAATTTAGTAGCCGGATTCATGCAGTTTGTAGAGAGTAGACCCATGACTGAAAGAATGAAAGCAAAGATTCTAGAATACTTCAACGACAACCAAGATCCATTGATAGGGGCGTTTACTATTTGGGCAGAAATGTACAAGTTAAAAATGGATGTAGTGCAGCAACTTAACAAAGCCGCAGAAGCTAGTCCAGTACAAGGATACCTGCAAGATGGCACAAATACACAAGAGGGTTTTGTTGCTAACGGGCTTAAATTTGTAGATAGAATGGGCTTTAGTCGTCAGAATTTGGCTGGAAGATAAGCCCAAATCCTGGATTTTTTTGTACCAGGCATAAATAATAGTATGAATCTATATGATTCAACTAACTTAAAGGAATATTAAAATGGCACAATTTACACGTGTAAACGGCGACTTTCTACCGTTAATGAACTATGACGCAGACTCATATACAAACGCTGGCGTTAATGCAATCACCTCAGGTGCAACAGTACAACCAGCTGGTCCTAAACTAGCTTTTGGTACAGTTACTTTCACTGGTGCAGCTACGCCAACTGGCGCAGAACTTCTTCAAGCGTTTCAAACTATTCAACAATTGGCTACGGTCATGATGTATGAGTACACTGAAGTTGGTGACAACACAGATACATTAGCAGTTGCTATCTATCCAGTTGGCGCATGGGATTTCACAAACGGTGGCAATCTTGACGTAGCATTGACTGCTGCTCTAGGTTACGCTGTAACTACAGCAGCTACAGCTACATTCACAAACTAATCTAATTAGTTTTGAGAAACAACCCGAGATTTATTCTCGGGTTTTTTACGGCTATTAAATAGCTGTATGAGTTTTAAGATTTCTTGCTACACACTATTTGATATCACTAGCACTGGTGTGGTAAATCGCAGCAGGCCTGATCCTGAAATAGAACTTAAAGAATGGTTGCAAAAGAGAAATACTCAATGTAACTTTGATACGATACTTCAGGCTATTTCGTTGCGTTCACAACCTGAACTTATTAACTCTCCTAGTCTACTCAAAATTAAATTTGATGACTCTCATGAGTTTGGATTTTTATTTGAGCAAGAAGAAGTAGAAGAATATAATTGCTGGACCTTTGAATTTGAGATACAACATCTTAGTGTATTTGACAATGGTATCTCTGAGCTAGGGGCATTGTATGATGATTGTGACAGGGTACCTATGTTAAAAGTGGGTACCGAATGGGAGAAACTTCCAGAGTTCTTAGATACGTCTGATGAACTGAAAAATATATATTTTAAGATCACACAACATGATTAATGAGCGTAGAATAGAAAAGTTTATAAACCAAGAGATTTTGCGCAATTTGCAAGATATCGTTATATTTCAAGAGAATGACGGTAGCTACAAGTTATTCAATGCTTACACTATCTCTAAAAATGCACAACAAGAATACATTGTAACCGGAACTACTACGATTACACCTAGCAAGTTCTATGTATTGAAAAACGCAGTATCTTGGTGTATATTTGATAAACGAAACAAAATGCATGAAGCTAGAAGAATTGCAGAATTAGACAATAAATTGGTTTCAGTAGAGGTAGACATACATATACACCAGTCTTTGTACAAGAAAGCCAAAACACCCGATGACAAATTGATATATCTGGCTAAATTAAATGAGGACAGGCTTAGAAAAAAAAGTGTGATAAAAGAATTGGAAGAGTACGTGTCTGAATCAAATATTTGGCAAAGCAAAAGATTTAATAGAAAACCACAACAATAAGCCACATGTGATAAATACTTTATACTAGTCTTGGAATAACACTATGAAACTAAACGATTTTGACAATAAGCCAGTAGCTACAGCTACTAAAGCACTTAAGCAACATTTTGAATTACCTTTTCAGGTAGAAGGAATGTCTATGCCTACAACTCAAACTATGCTACGTAAAGTACGCGGTTTGATGAGTGAAACAAAACAACAACCAAAGTTTTATCAAAGCCAAAATAATGCAAGTTATATGAAATTGGTTTTTATGGAACAAGCGTTGTCACAACATTACAGTGAACTACGATCACGTCCACAAGCACGTATCGTTGTAGAGAACGAAGAAGTAGAAAAGTCACAAACTATTCTTGCTGCGCAAGATATGGTTGATTCTATTCAGAAGATGGTTGAGCAAGTCAGTGATATGATTGTTAAAGAATTGCCGGCATTGGTTGATTCAGTTCAATCTGAGATTGGTGTTAACGAGAGTTCATCATTCCAACAACAAGCTTCAGAAGCATTGACTTCGTTGCAAGCTGCATTAACACAAAGTCAGACTACAATGAAGTCTGCTGTTAACGGTATCACTGGTCAAGGTGGTACTGATGCATTTGACGATGAATCGGGAATGGGCGGTGACTTAGCTGCTCCTATGCCAGGTGAAGAAGAAATCGATATGGATGCATCTTTCGATGACGACAACAGTGATATTGAAGTCTCCGCTGATATCGAAGAACCCGAGACCCCTGCTGTTGGTCCAGTAGGTCGTGCAAAAAGATAATAACTATGTTATTATATGAGTTTAGTCCTAGTCCATTGCTGGTCAAATTAGTAGCTGTTGTCAGTCAACTGAAAAGTCAGATTGACAATGGCGAAGAAAAAAGTGATTGGACTGTTGACGAATTTCTAGACTATCTGAAAAACAACGATATCATATTAGACAAGTCAGATTTGTATAATATGATACAGAAACCACCGCTCAATTCAAAAATATCTAACATACAAGCAAATAACGTTATATTCAAAGGATATGATACTGAAGCTGCGCCCGAAGATGACAGTAAGAAAGTCGTCAAGCAAATGGCTAAAAATGCTATAAAATAAATATGATTAGTCTAACTGAAAAAGCATCAAACAGAGTTAAACAAACACTTACTAAGCGAGGCAAAGGCCTGGGAATTCGGATTGGCGTAAAGACAACGGGTTGCTCAGGCTTAGCCTATGTACTTGAATATGTTGACAGTCCACAAGAGCACGATATTAAAGTAGAGTGTAACGGGTGTGCGTTATTCGTTGACCCAAAGAGTTGTGCATATGTGCAGGGATTAGAAATAGATTTTGTCCGCAATGGACTGAATGAAGGTTTTGAATTCAATAACCCAAATGAGCGCGACCGATGCGGGTGTGGTGAATCCTTCCGTATTTGATTGCTTTAGCTTTATAGAGGTGCTATAATATCTCTATGTACATACCAAACAAATATAATTATGTCCCTATGAATAGGGTTGAGATAGACGGCAAACGCCGATATGCTACCCCAGATGGTGAAAAACTACCTAGCGTTACAACAATACTAGACGCAACTAAATCAGAAGAATCAAAAGCCGCATTGCAGAATTGGCGCCGGCGAGTGGGTGTTCAAAAAGCACAAGAAATTACAACAGAAGCTGCCGGGCGTGGTACTCGAATGCACAAGTGGCTCGAAGACTATGTTAAGACAGGCATCATCGGTGATCCTGGCTCTAATCCATATTCAATTCAGAGTAATAACATGGCTCGATCTATTATCACTCAGGGTATGGATAAGTGTAGTGAGTATTGGGGAACAGAAGTTCCTTTATACTTTCCTAAGATTTATGCAGGTACTACTGACTTGTGTGGAATTCATGACGGTGCAGAAGCTATCATGGACCATAAGCAAACAAACAAGCCTAAGAAGCGTGAATGGATCGATGATTACTTTGTTCAGCTAGCAGCCTATGCTAATGCACACAATGAAGTTCACGGAACAAAGATTCAAAAAGGTGTGATTTTTATGTGTTCGGCAGATAATATATACCAAGAATTTATTATTGAGGGTGCTGAATTCGACAAATACACTGATATGTGGTTTAAGCGTGTAGAGAAATATTACATGCAATTCTTGTAACCAATTATGATAAATAAGTGTAATATTGAGAACTTACACTTATGGCCATTGTACAAATATCAAAGATTCAGCAAAGATCCGGAAATCTAGTTGACCTACCTCAGCTTGATGACGCAGAATTCGGATGGGCGAATGATGAAAAACGTCTATTCATAGGAAAAACTAATCCAACTGAAAATATTGAAGTATTAACTTCATATTCTAATATCAGTTTTAGTCAAATTGACGGCGCTAGTAACGCAAACTTAAACCTATCTAACACTGCCAATGGGCAAATTTTAGGTATAGAAACTAGCGGATCTAATGTTTACATAGTTAACAAGGGTGGAAATCCTGCTAGCAATACTAGTCCCGGAGGACTAGTAAATTTAGGTAATGTTAGTAATGTAAAACTACACGGCGGTGCAATAGGTTATGTATTGGAAACTGACGGTACTGGTAATCTGTCTTGGACAACTAAAGGCACAATATTAGCTAATATTATTGCATTGTCTAACGCTACTCCTATAGTAATGACTGTGCCCAATACTACTCCGTATGTTAACTCTACTGAAGTTACTATAACCGGAGTTAACGGTACTGCTAATGCAAACGTAAACAGTGAGGATTTTTTCGTAAAACTAGCTGTAGATTATCCTACATCAGGTAATGTAGAATTATATACAGACTCTGCGTTATTAACTCCATCTGATGGTACTGGTCTCACTTATACTAACTCACCCAATGCTATAGCAACAACATCTTTAGCAGGTGGCGGGTCAGGTAATGTGGGCGGATCAAATACTGCTATACAATTCAATAATAATAATATTTTAGACGGTGATGCTGATTTTACTTGGGACTACACTACCAATATATTAAATGTAAACGGTACTGCTAGCATAATTGATGTTAACGCAAATGGAAACGTTAGGGCTAACTTATTATTTTCCAATGTAGCGACTGGTACTGCTCCAATCACTGTAACATCTACTACTAGAGTTGCGAATCTGAATGTAAGCCATGCTAACGTAAGTGATTTTGAAGCAGTCACTACACAAACTACTGGAACGTTTTATCCTGTATTTGTAAGTGCAAATACATCAGCCAACTATGCATTAGGTTCGAACGCATCATTCAGATATAATGCCGCAACAGGTAATTTAATTTCGACACTATTGACTGGCACACTAACAACGGCTGCTCAACCTAATATTACAAGTGTTGGTTCATTATCTACACTAACTGTAACAGGTAATGCCAACGTAGGTAACTTAGGTACTGCTGGATTGGTAATAGCAACTGGTAATGTATCGGGTGGAAATATTAATACAGGTGGTGTACTGTCTGTTACCGGTAATGCTAACGTAGGTAACTTAGGTACTGCCGGATTGATAATAGCAACTGGTAACATTACCGGGGGTAATCTAATAAGTTCTGGTACTTTAAGCATCACTGGCAACAGTAATGTAGGAAATATAAACGTAACAGGTAACATAATACCAACTGCAAACATAACATATAATTTAGGCAATAATACAAACAGATTCAAAGATATATATTTGGCAAATAGCACAATTTATATTGGTAGTCAAACTATAAGTAGTAATTCTACATCAGTTACCGTGTCAGGCACATTAGTTGCAAATATTTCAGGTAATGTTTCTACTGGCTTGATTACATTAACTAATGGTGCAATAATTAAAGATACAACAGGAAACGCAGTATCGTTCGGTGAAAATGCGGGTACGACAACACAAGGGCAATCTGCTGTTGCTATTGGCATTAATGCCGGATCAAGTATTCAAGGTTTATCCGCAATCGCAGTAGGTAATGGGGCTGGTAGCATTACACAAGGATCAGATGCTATAAGTATAGGCACAGATGCAGGTGCCCTGAATCAGGGAGTATCTGGTATTGGTTTAGGTGTGCAAGCAGCATTTTCTGACCAACAATCGGATGCTATTGCTATTGGTAGAAATGCAGGTTATATAAATCAAGGAACGGCTGCTATTGCTATTGGTGTCAATGCAGGTCAAACATTTCAAGCAAATAATTCTATTATTATCAATGCGTCGGGATCTGCATTGAATCAAACTGTAGCAAACACATTTAATGTAGCTCCAGTGAGAAATGATGTTTCAAATGTAGGACAAATATTATTTTATAATACTACGAGCAAAGAAATTACATACGGAAATACTTTAAGTATTTCAGGAAACGCTACCGTTTTAGGTATCAAAACTAACAACTATTACTATGCGAATGGTGACTCTGTTAGTTTCGCCGGAACATACAGTAACGGTAATGTAGCAAATTATTTGCCTACATTCACCGGTACAGTCGGTGCAACTACATTAACAACTGGTGCTAATACAACAGCAGGTACACTGACTGGAAACTGGACGCTATCGAGCGGATCAAGATTACAATCAACATACGCTGACTTAGCAGAATATTATGAGGCAGATTCTAACTATGAGCCCGGGACTGTATTAGCATTCGGTGGCGAAAAAGAAGTCACTATTGCAGAAGACGGTACTACTAGAGTCGCAGGCGTAGTCTCTACTAATCCCGCGTATGCTATGAATCAATGCTGTAAAGGCATTGCGGTGGCAATCGCTCTACAAGGTCGAGTACCAACTAAAGTACGTGGTACAATACGCAAAGGTGATATGATGGTATCTGCAGGTAATGGATTTGCAAGACCATGGAATAACCCTGCAATGGGAACAGTTATCGGCAAAGCATTAGAAGACTTTGACGGTGTTGAGGGCATTATAGAAGTTGCCGTCGGAAGATTATAATTAGGAAAACAAAATGGCATCAGCAATTTACACAGCAAACGGCGCAAGCCAATTAACAACAATAGCAACTACTGATAAAGTACGTATTGCTACAACAACATCAGCAATCGCTATAGCGGTAGGTAACGCCAATGTTACTGCTAATCTAACAACAGGCGAAATTATTCCTGCAAACACAGTAGACAATAATTTCTTAGTTGGTCAAGGTAATTATATTGCTTACATCAACGTAGCAGGAACAGCCGGGGCATTTAGCATTAGTACATTGGGCATGAATCACGCTAATACAGGTACAGAATAATACTCATTTAAGATAAATACATCATACACTCTCATCCTGAGAGTTTATGCAGTTACCCACTGCGTAGCGACTAGAACTCGCAATTTATATTAAGGAAAATCAAATGGGACGTCCTCTAAAAATCGCAAAGGCTCAAGCAGTCTTAACAATCACTGATACAACAGCGGCAACAGGTGCTGTTACTGTATCTCAAAGTCTTACAACCAATGGAGTTATTGCAGGTATGCCATTCGCAGTAGCTACTACTGTTGGTGGTCTAACAGCTAATACAACTTACTGGGTTTTAACAGTTATTGATGCTAATAACTTTACCGCATCTGCTACTGATTTAAGCGCAAATACATCTCGTACAGCAGTTACTTTAACCGACACCACTGGTGGTTCAGTATCAGCTTCTGTTGGTGTAGTTGATGCATATTTCAACAATCCAAATGGTGGTGCAGGCTTCCCAGCAACAAACGCTAATACATATAGTGTAGTTGGTGGTAACACAGCTATTATTGGTAAACAAGTATTAGCACAAGTTGCTATTGGTGTTAATGGTACGGGTACATTGTATGCTTCAACAGGCAATGCTAACGTATTCGGTGTGGGTACAGATTTTACAACTGAACTAAGTGCAGGTTCTGCACTTCAAGTAGCGGTTGCAAATATCAATGGTAGTACTGACTATGTAAGCTTAGGTTTAGTAACTTCTTCAGTTGCAGGATTAGCAAATATTGAAATCTCCAACGCTACTGCTACAGGTAATTTCTTAACTACAGTTGGTAACGCACAAACATTGTTCGCAAGTCAACCAGTTGTATTGTCAGCAAACATCGGTGGTTTAACAGCAGGCTCGATATACTTTGTCAAAACTATTGCTAACGCAGCCGCATTCAGTGTTTCATTGACAGCAGGCGGTGCAAACGTTGCTCTTACTGATGAAGATGCAGAATCTTACGCATTACAAGACCGTGTTGTATTGACAGCTAACGCATCAGTAAATGCTACAGCCGCAAGTTTTGTTTATGCAAATGACGAAGCAGGTTTCATTGTTCGTCAAAAAGGTAAGCAGAAGTATCTAGTAACAGGTGCTACAAGTGGTTTGACAGCACAGTGCTATATGGCTAACGTTGCTAATACAGCATTGACACCAAACACAATGCGTGTTCTAGCTACATATGCTAACAGTGCTACTCAAACAGTTCAGAGTCTTTCTGACCACACTGCTGAGTTGTTCACTGCTACTTCAGGTCCAGTTGCTACAGGTAATATTGTACTTGCTAATGCTACACCAGCATATGTAACGTTCAACACAGCCGCAGCCGCTAATGCTGATGCAGGTCAACCATATTCATTGGTACAAATCGCTAGTGCATAATGTCTAGAACTATTAACATGCCAGCACAGACTACTAAAACTGAGATTGCTGTACTTCAAGTTCAAGTTAAAAATATTGAACAAGATGTCAATGAGATCAAAAGTAGCCTGAAAGATATGCACGAATGTCTTGATCGTAACGCAACTGAAACTAGAGATATGTTGAAAGAAATGCGTGAGGAAGATACTAAGGCACACAAAGAACTAGGATCAAAAATCTCTGCTTTAGAAAAGTGGAGATGGATGATGATGGGTGCAGGTATAGTGATAGGATCGCTTGGATTTGAGACAATAGCTAAATTGTTAAAATAAAAAAAAGAGACTTAGGTCTCTTTTTTTGTTAGTGTGTTTAATTTTTCTTGCACGATATCGAAATTCACCGTACTAAACAAACCCGGATGTAATGGCTTAGGATATTGACCTTCACCTACCCAAGCATAACCACAGTGCTCATCATTTAGTATAGGTATGAATTCATTAGTGACTGCGCAAAAGAAAGTATGGTACGTGAACGAATGATTTACGAATTTTTGTATAGGGATTAACTTGGCTTTTTTTGGAAAGTAACCAATTTCTTCCTCACACTCTCTTGCAAGCCCTTCAAGCAGTGTTTCATCGGACTCAATTTTACCACCAGGTATACCCCAGTTGATAGGATTTTTTGCGTCGGTCCTTAAGAGATATAGATAGCGGTCTGTCTTTTTTGAATAAAAGAAAATACCACCGGAAGTATTGTTCATCTTTATATTATAACGTCTATTAAATTATATTACAATACTATAATCGCCTTGACCATACCAACCTTCCCAACTCTTCATCCAAATTCCGTCAGTGTATCGATATTGTACATTGGTAGCTAAGTTAGTAACGTATTGTATGTCTGTTAAATTAGAACTGTTAAATGCAACTGACCATGAACCCGAATTATACTCAATGATATCATTAGCATTAGCTATTAGACTTCCCCAAGCAGTAGTAGTGTTTCCAGCACTACCGATATTCTCTACTATGAGGTATCTGCGTCCATTTACGGGTCCAGGTAGTCCTGCGTTAGGTCCAGTGATTAATGGATTTATTACCCCATCGACTGGATCTAGAGTATTTTGTGGCAGGGTATCTGGATCTATTGTGTATATTAGTAATCTGTCATCTACTGGATCGGGTACAATTGTACCTACTATCTCAGTATCCATATATGGATTCTGTAGCCATATCTGACTGATGCCAGGTCTTAGTGTACCGTATACGTTTAATAAACTGCTCCAATATAAACTTGTATTGGGGCTAGGCGGTAAATTTAAATCTTCGTTGTCAGGATAAAAGTCTTCATTAGCGGGTAGTAATTGTAATGTATTTCCTAGCAGTAGCAATTTATATCCATATGGTGTGATCTTTTGACGAGTACCCAATAATAAATCATCATCTTGTATATCAGTAAGTGCTGTACCTCTGAATATACTTGCAATAATCTTTTGAATGACACCAAACTTTTTAAGTTTAGCTGATGTACTAATCCATATAGGCATGTAGAATTTCCAAGTTAACACATCGATTGGATTACCTGTGCCTTGTGGAATACTGCGACTGCTGAAAGTTAGTCCATCTTGATATACTACACTCAAACTAGTCCAATCAATGAAGTTATCAGTGCTTTGAATTTCTAATGAAGGATTGAACAATGTTCCCAATTGTTCAATCAACTCTAATTTCTGATTGTAATTAGTAGTCCAAAAGTCAACAGTAATACGTAATGTATATGGTACTGGCATTAAACGTTCTACCGTAAATGCTTGTCCTTGTGTTTGTTCATAGCTTTGTGTGTCAGCATTGTAAGCTCTCTGCCTAACGTTTATTCTATCAACAAACGTTGGGTCTTGTGTTCTTTTTTGATCATATTCTAAACCACTTATGTAGAATGTAATCAAAGGAGCACTTGGTAAGTTACTAGCGGTGTTATCAGCAAGTATAGTACTAGCTTGTCTACTACTATCACCATACATAACAGGGACACGAACATAGATATCATTACCTGCAGGGTCTTTGCCTTTAGTTACTTGCCAGTTACTAAAGATTTTTGCAAATTGAATTAAGAACCTGCGTATTTGATTATCGTAGAAAAATTGTGCCATGTGTTAAATTACCGGTGGTATTGGGTCTGGTGTTATCGTTAATATTGAAGATAACGGTTGTGCCTGTGTAGTCGTAGTGCCATCTGTCATTACAGTAACATTACTGTTATTTATGAAGCTAGAAGTCTGTGACAAATCTCCTGAAGTGAATCCAGTTTGTGTTCTTACATTTTCTGATATACGAACCCACAGTCTTCCGTCCCAGCGATATAATATATTAGGAAGATAATCTATCCGTAAGAAATAATCACCTACTTGAGGATTCTGAGGAAACACTATACCCGCACCAGTCGGTAATCCGTTAGGGGCAGTTCCATCACCGTCTAGGTAACCCATAGTATAACCGAACGTTCTAGGAGTGCTACGTGCGATATACTGGAATGCAGGATCACAGTCTGCTCTAAAGTCCATTTGAGTAGAGATAGTTCCAGTGAAGCCTGGTAATTCTGGATTCTGGTCTGCTGTAGCATAAGTGTTGTCCGCAGTACCATACGGACCAGTTATTGGGCCGAGCGAGTTGACAACTAGTACCCTATCTCCTTCGACAGGGCCTGACCCAGTACCTATTCTAACAGGTGCTAGTTGCATTGTTTCTAAATTCATTGGCTGGAATGATTTTAACTGTGTTATATCAGTATCAGCCGTCATGTCCCAAATACTCATAGCAACTTCTTTGCTAATCCTAATAGCTGGACTAGGATTTTTATAGTTTGGATTTCGCATCATTACGACTGTGCCCACAGCCGGAGCTGGCGCGCCGCTTGAATTAGTATTGATGTTGATAGGAGGTGCCGGCTGATTAGTTTTACCTGATAATTGGGTGTCAGTTTCGTATTCGCCGTATGTAGGTACTACATATAAATTAGAACGATCATAACCTGCTTTAGGTACAATACGAGCGGCTTCATCAAGAATCGCATTATTGACTTGTATGTTTTTATTATATGTTGCCATTATATCTTTGAGATTCTGATTTGGATCAAGTTCCCAATAAGTATCATCAGGCGGCGCCATACCGATAGGTACTTCAATTTTACTAGTATAGTTTTTATCACCGTAGCTTATAACATAACCAGGCGGGTATGTTCTAGTACCATCCCATAATCCTAAATAATTATCTTGATTAGTAGGTTCTTGTAATATCTGACTGAATTCTTGACTATCTACTAATGGTTCACATTTAATACGCCACAAATGTGGATACCATGTTTGACTAAAACCCTCACTTGCATAATTAGAATCAGTTACTTGATAAAATCTTTTTAATGCAACCGGAATAGTATCTCTTAATGGATTATAATCGACTAAGTGAGGTAACTCTAGCACATCACCCACCATTAATTTACGACCCATTATATCAATCATATCATTATAATGAACGACAACAAAGATAATGTCATTATTTAAAAATAATCCAAATTGTGAAAGGTCAAAGTCTAAATTCTGTACATTATAATGTCCACGCAAACGGTAAACATTAGTATCGTATACCCTATCTCTATTTTCTAAAAATAATAAATCTTGAATATTTTCAGGTCGTAGCACATCATATTGTGGTTGAGTATAATCCACTGACGGAGTAGTTGCATTAGGACCTAGATATTTGTGAATATATAAATCCGTCCCACCTACAGTTAATTGCTCCGATATTGTTCTATCGAAGAAACGATAATCGTTTTGTTTATTTGGGCGGTATAAGGATAACTTTGGCATAATAGTATTTATCGCAATGCCCTACGCTAGAATCCTACGGTTGACAATAAATATAGGCTATGTTATAATGATTAAATCTAGTAAGGAGTGCCTAATGGCTACACGTAAACGCAATTCAGAAGACCACAGTCAAGTTAAAGCATTGAATCCACGGGATGTAGATGTACAGTATTACGGTGAGGAGCCACTATTCGTACTCCAACCCGATGAGGATCGGCGTAGGGTTACACTGATGCGGTCATTTACATGGTACAATCGTTTCTATGGTAAAAAAGATGCCAAAGAACTCATGTCCCAATATCTTGATTTCAGTAACAGAACTTCCGATGCAAAAGCAATGCGTAAGGTTCATGAAAATGAATTTTTAATGACACTGTGTTGGCTAGCACGTATGAAGTTGCGCGGTCTAACACTAACTGAGCATGAGGAACTGACTCTTGAAAATGAGATCGGGCGTTTGTTGAAAATTGTATACAAACCCGAAGAAGTTAAAGTAGAAGTTGATGCCCCTGCAAGACCTAATATTCAGGATATTTTGCGTGATAAGGCAAAAGATGCAGCCGGTGAACTTGAAGGGATGTTTGACGAATTTATTCTGAATGGCAAATCAAGCTTAAAAGCAATGGATGTGGTTGCAAAATTTAATGTCATGCCACAGCATATTAGTTTAATTACCGATATTTGGAAAAAGAAACAAAACGAATTTGAAGAATTGCAAAAAGGGCTTGACAAGCAATTGAATGAGGGCTATAATCATTTGACAAAGATTCAGGTTCGAAATATTGTCAAGTATATCGATGGTGTATTGTCTGACTTGAATGCATATATCAGTGTCAAAAAAGCAAGCAAAGCACCTCGTCAGCGCAAGGCAGTGCCCGTTGAAAAGATTGTTGCTAAGTTGAAATACTTGAAGACATTCAAAGATACTACCAATAAGCTTGACTTGGTGTCTATCAGTCCTGTAAAATTACATGGTGCAAGCGAAGCGTGGGTATATGATACTGCCAAACGTAAATTGCATCACTACATTGCCGATGAATACTCTAAGAGCTTCACTGTCAAAGGTAGTACACTATTGGGATTTGACACTGGTAAATCAGAAGTCAAAACACTGCGTAAACCCGCAGAACAACTTAAAGAAATTATGGGAAGCAAGCCAGCGGCCCGTAAGTACTTTACTGAAATCAAAGCAGTTGCAACTACCCCTAATGGTCGTTTCAACGAAGCAATGATTCTATTGAAGGCGTTTTGATGAACGAACGAATTAGAGAACTTGCTGACGAGGCTCGTATAAAATTTTCAGCACATTGGGCACATCAAGGTGTTGATACCGCTGTTATCACAAGGCTTGATTTGAAGGAGTTCGCCGAGTTGATTGTGAAGGAATGTATGAAAGAATCTTGGGAGGAGATTGTTGCCGATGAAGACATTGCTCTGGAAAAAGATCCTCTAATCAGAGAATACCTTAAAGGCAATAATCAAGGTATTGTAGATGCAGTTGTTAGATTTAGGAACCATTTCGGAGTTGAAGAATGAAAATGTACATTTGTATTAAAGACGATATCCCGGTGGGTATTGCAATGAACTCTGCCGCACATGCAGGGTTGATGTGTCATTTAGAATATTACGGTAATATTCATTATCAAGAGTGGCTAGAAAAAAGTTTCAAGAAAGTTACTTGTGCTGTTACACCCGCAGAGTTTGCAATGCTCAAGGAAGTAAGCGATAATATCATTGTAACTGAAAGCCGACTGGACGGCAAAGAAGTAGCAATTGTGCTATCACCCAGACACGAAACGGAATATCCTGAATTCGTTTCGTTACTTAAACTATGGAAATAAATGAGCAATATTGATCTAAACAAATACAAACAATTCGTAGAGGCTGTCACAAGCCAAGCAAGCAATGACTTGACTACATTTATGAGTCGCCTCGATGAACTCGACGGCAACTTTGATTCAACTACAAACACACATGGTCCTGATATCAACGTCCCGTTGCTTATCACAGCATGTTTCGGTTTGGCGGCAGAGGGTGGTGAATTCATTGAAGTGCCCAAGAAGATCATCTTCCAAGGCAAACCTCTTGATGACGCTACAGTCTTTCACATGAAGCGTGAACTCGGTGACGTTATGTGGTATTGGATTAATGCATGTCGTGCATTAAATCTTGACCCCAACGAAGTTATTGACGAAAACATCCGTAAACTTGAATCACGCTATCCCGGTGGTTCGTTCGATGCTCACTACTCAGAGAATCGCAAAGAAGGCGATATTTGACCCCTGGATACACTCTTTACGCTAGGAAGATAGAAGTATCAGCCTGGCATAAATGGTTTGCTTGGTATCCTGTAAAAATTCACGGAAAACGAACGTGGCTTAAGACAGTATACCGACGCAAAATCAACACATATGTTGACATGGATGATTGGGCTAGATACGAGTACGGCACAATCTTTGATGTACTAACCTAATTATTGGTCAATAGGTTCCGCTACCTAGAAATGCGGCGAAATCCCGTCCTCATCGTGCAGTGACGGTAGATGTGTGACCAACACAGATTTATGGGACTACCCTAGGATGCTTTAAACGTCTGTCCTCTGCACAGAAACGTTTCCCATATCTTAACAGTTGAAGTTGCCGGGTCATGGTAATAGCGATAGAGGGCCCGGACTGGTTGGACTACCTGATGAATAATGTCCTACAATACCAGTGAACATGGCAACGTCCCGATAAGGGTTTATGAGACATAGACAATCCTCCATAGTAATCATTGAATTCATCATCGCCTCTGTATAGAGCCTCAGTAATGGTTTTTATTAGGTGAGTAGGTTTACATCTACTCGCCTTTGCCTAGTAATGATATACTACCCAGATAAATACAAATACTATCAGGTAATCATATGACAACAGCCACAAATCAAACAGCAAGTATTCTTGCAACACCCGCAGGTCTTACCCTAGACGAATTAAAACAAGCAATCTTTAATAATGTAAGATTTCGTCTAGGTGATGGTATTATTGATTTAGAATTAGACCCTCAGCATTATGAGGCAGCATATAACTATGCCATTAAAATCTATCGTCAAAGAGCACAGAATGCAACATCTGAATCATATACCTTATTCACAGTGGAAAAGAACGTAGATACATATACATTACCTCAGGAGTTTATTAATGTTAGATGTTTATATAGAAGAACAGTTGGTTTAGAAACAGGACCCGGGGCAAGTAGTTTCGACCCGTTCTCTAGTGCTATTCTTAATACATACCTATTGAATTATAACGTAGCAGGTGGATTAGCAACCTATGACTTTTATGCAGGTTATGTTGAACTATCAGCTAGAATGTTTGGTGGATACCTAACTTATACTTTTGACCCTGTCACAAAAGTTATGCGTATTGTAAGAGATTTTAAAGGTAGTGGAGAGAAGGTCTTAATTTGGGCTGATGTACAAAAACCAGAATCAGTTTTATTACAAGACCCGGGCTCTGGTGTTTGGATTGGTGATTGGATCTTTGCAACACTCAAAGGTATTATAGGTGAAGCCCGTGAAAAGTTTGCTACTATTGCAGGTCCTGGGGGTGGCACTAGTTTAAATGGTACAGCTATGAAGGCAGAAGCAAAAGCACTTCAAGAAGGACTCATTGAGGAATTGAAACGATATGTTGATTATTCACAACCTCTAACGTGGGTACAAGGGTAAATTAACACTTTACTTTTTCACACTCCTGTCATATACTAAGTATCTGATAGGAGTTTCCACATGATTTTAGGAGTAACCGGCTTAATCGGTAGCGGTAAAGACACAGTAGCAGACTATCTTTGCACATTTCACGGATTCAAGCGTGTGAGTTTTGCAGCCTCATTAAAAGATGCAGTATCAAGTGTGTTTGGTTGGGACAGGGAGTTACTAGAGGGCTCTACTAAAACTAGTAGAGAATGGCGAGAACAAACTGATATTTGGTGGAGCACACGCTTGCAAATGGATATCACACCACGATGGGTCTTGCAATACTGGGGTACAGATGTATTAAGAAATCACTTCCATACAGATATATGGGTTGCTAGTGTAGAGAACAAATTACGTCAAAGTACTGATAATATTGTTATCACTGATTGTCGTTTTGCTAATGAAGTTGATGCTATTAAACGAGCAGGTGGAATCACTGCAAGAGTTCAACGAGGGGATAAACCTGACTGGTATGATGCAGCGATCTCATTTAACAAGGGCGAATTTGGAAATATGAATTGGTCTTTAAGTAAGTTTAAACTAGATAAGTTAGGCGTTCATGCCAGTGAATACTCAAGCGTGGGTCTCACCTATGATCATTACATCGATAATAACAGTACTATTGATGACTTACATAAACAAGTTGAATCAATAATCAATTTGTAAATCGCCGCGTTTCCACGTAATTTCTTTCTTTTTAACAACCTCAACACAATTAAGACATATACTACGAAGGTTAGTCATCTTACAGTTATCTAGATCACCGTCTATGTGATATACTGTAATTTGACTAGACAGAGTGCTATGAAATCCACATATATCACATGTGGATTTTTTTTTGTACCCCGCAGCCTTCCATCTAGGTATTCTAGCTTTTAGTTTCTTTTTCTTTCTGCCGCACTCATCACAACCACTACGGTAATGTGTTATACCTTCACGGATATAATTCACTGCACAATGATTCTTTCCACATGTCGAACAGATAGGTCTCATCATATATTTATTCTAAAAACCTTCGAAGGTACGCTAAACCAGTCTTTTTTGATTTTTTTACTAAATAATAATATGCATTTTTAGGTGGTAAACCTCATAATTTTACAATAAAGGAAAAATAAAATGGCACTAACATCTCCAGGCGTAGAAGTAACGATTACA